GGTGTGCGGCAAGCTCAAGGTGCGCCGCGACGGCGCATGGCTGCGCCTGGTGCTGCCCTCGGGCCGCGCGCTGTGCTACCCGCACCCGCAGGTCGGCGACGGCGGCGAGATCACCTACATGGGGATCAACCATTACAGCCGGAAGTGGCAGCGCCTGAAGACCTACGGCGGCAAGCTGTTCGAGAACGTCTGCCAGGCTGTCGCGCGTGACGTGATGGCGCACAACATGCCGCTGATCGAGGCCGCCGGCTTCGAGATCGTGACCACCGTGCACGACGAGGTGGTCTGCGAAGCGCCGGACAGCGACGAGTTCACCGGCGAACGCCTGGCCGCGCTGCTGTGCGCACCGCCCCCGTGGGCGGCCGGCATGCCGCTGGCCGCGGAAGGTTTTGAAGCGAAGAGGTACCGGAAATGAAAGACAGCAAGGCCCTGCACCACCTGCGGGAGATCGTCGAGACCTACGGCAAGCAGGCGGGCGAGCTGAAGAAGCTGCGCCAGAGGGTCGGCACGCTGACCCGGCAACGCGACCAGGGCAACGCCCGCAACGCCGAACTGCGCGACCACATCGCCAAGTATCAGAAGGCACTGGCCGAGGCGCGCGTTCAGAAGACAGAAGCGCCCAGCGCATGGGCCGGCGGCTCGCGTGTTCACCACATGGGCGACTAAGGGTTTTCCATTTGCGCAAAGCTTTTAGCAGGTGCTAATATTCTGCTCATCGCAAGACCAAACCCGAACATGCACCGCCACACCTACAGCGTCCTGAGCATCGCGCGCCGCCACCCGCAGCTCTTCAGCGAGCTGGCCGCGGCCGGCAGGCTGCAGTTCTGGCCCACCAAGACGGACGGCACGCACCTCGTGGTCGTCTACCCCGACGGCACCGTGCACCAGGTCGGCGTGCTGTGGGGTGTGGCATGACCCCGTACAACACCGGCAAGGTGCTGATCGGCAGCGCCTACACGCCCCGCATCAAGCCCGAGCGTGCGAGCCCCGTCAGCGGCCCGCACAGGCCGCGCAGCGACGGCACGCGCTTGTGGGCCTGCGTCCTCGCCGTGTCCATCTTGGCGGCCCTCGCGCTGGCCACCTGGCCATGAAGTACCGCGACCTGCAGGACCGCCTGCTCGCGAACAGCGCGGCCGAGCACATGGGCCACACGATCAACGGCGAGCCGTCCGAGTGCTGGATCTGGATGGGCAACCGCAACCAGCGCGGCTACGGCCGGCTGACGTTGCGCGTGGGCGGCAAGCACAAGAAGGTGCTCGCCCACCGCGTCGCCGCGCAGGTGTTCGCGGGCGTGCAGTTCGACGAGAAGAACGACACTTGGGAACACCACTGCAAGGTGACGAGCTGCATCCACCCCAACCACGGCGAACCAATGGCGAATGAGCAGAACGCCGGCGGGCGTAGAAACGGAAGACGATGAGAGAACGTGACATCGAGGCCCACCTCGTCAAGCGCGTGAATGCGCTGGGCGGTGAGGTGCGCAAAGTGAAGTGGATCGGGCGCCACGGCGCGCCGGATCGGCTGGTGATGCTGCCGTACGGTTTTGTCGTTGCGGGCCACGCCGACTACGGTCAATCGGTTTGGGTCGAACTGAAGGCCACCGGCGTCAAGCCCGAGACGCACCAACTGCGCGAGCACGAGCGCATGCGCAAGATGGGCCAGCGCGTAGTCGTCATCGACAGCATCGAAGGCGTCGACAGGCTGCTCGATGCGTGACCTGACGCTGCGCCCCTACCAGCCGCTCATGCGCGACCACGTCATCGACAACGAGCGCGGCGCGCTGTTCGTGCCGATGGGCATGGGTAAGTCCTCGGCCACGCTGTCGGCGATCGTCGCGATCCTGCTGGTCGAGCGCATCAAGGTGCTGATCGTCGCGCCGGTGCGCGTGGCCCGTGACACCTGGCCCGACGAACTGCGGCGCTGGAAACAGTTCGCGCACCTGCGGTTCTCGGTCGTCGTCGGCAGCGCCGAGGAACGAGCCCGCGCCCTGGCCGTCGACGCCGACATCTACACCGTGAACTTCGAGGTGCTGCCCTGGCTCGTCGACCGGCTGGGCGACAAATGGCCGTTCGCGATGGTCGTGGTCGACGAGTCGTCGAAGCTGAAGGGCTTCCGCCTGCGCCAAGGAACGCAGCGGGCCCGCGCGCTGGCGAAGGTCGCGCACAAGCACGTGAAGCGGCTCGTCCTGCTCACCGGCACGCCCAGCCCGAACGGGATCATGGACCTGTGGGGCCAGATGTATTTCGTCGACGCCGGCCAGCGGCTGGGCCGCACCTTCAGCGGCTTCACCGGCCGGTGGTTCTACAACGTCGCCAAGGGCGACAGTGGGTTCACGCAGCTCGTGCCGCACGCCCACAGCCAAGCCGAGATCCAAGAGCGCATCCGCGACGTGTGCCTGAGCCTGAACGCGAAGGATTGGTTCGACATCAAAGACCCGGTGCGCAACGTGATCAAGGTGAAGATGCCGCCGGCCAAGATGGCGCAGTACCGCGAGTTCGAGCGCGAGCTTTTCACGCAACTGCAGGGCCACGACATCGAGGCCGTGAGCGCAGCGGCCAAGTCGATGAAGTGCCTGCAGATGGCGAGCGGCGCGGTCTACACCGACGAGACGTGCAGCGAGTTCGTCGAGGTGCACGACGCGAAGCTGCAGGCCCTCGAGTCGGTGGTCGAGGAAGCGGCCGGCATGCCGGTGCTCGTGGCCTACCACTTCAAGAGCGACCTCGCGCGGATCGCGAAGGCGTTCCCCACCGCGGCGAACCTCGCAACCGATGAAGGCATGGCCCGGTTCAAGGCCGGCGCCGCGCCGCTCGGGCTCGCCCACCCGGCCAGCCTGGGCCACGGCGTGGACGGCCTGCAGCGGGTGACGAACATCGTGTGTTTCTTCACGTCGTGGTGGAACAGCGAAGAGCACGACCAGTTCGTCGAGCGCGTGGGTCCGGTGCGCCAGGCGCAGGCCGGGCTTGATCGCCCCGTGTTCGTTCACTACCTGGCCGCCGCGGACACCGTCGACGAAGTCGTCGTCGCGCGGCGGGACTCCAAGCGCGCGGTGCAGGACGCGCTGCTCGACTACCTAAAAGCGAAAGGACAGAAATGAGCGACCCAATGCGAGAAGCCGGGCTCGGCGTGCCGGTGCACGGCGGCCGACCCATGACGCTGCGCGAGATCGCCGACGCCGGGGGCGCGCCAACCAGTCCCCTCACCGTGCAGGTCGCGGGCGACCACTACAAGAAATTGAAGATCCAGCCGATCGAGTTCATCCACGCGAACGGCATCCCCTTCGCCGAGGGCAGCGTGATCAAGTACGTGACCCGCTGGCGCGACAAGGGCGGTATCAAGGATCTGGAGAAGGCCCGCCACTTTCTCGACCTGCTGATCGAACTTGAGTCAAAACAGCACTTGTCAAAAACTTAGCACCTGCTAAAGTCTTTTCAGCAACTTTCAGGCACACACCATGTGGCTCAGTGACACCCAACTCGACGAACTCTGCTAAGGCATCAGCCGCGAGCAGAAGGCCCGGCGTTGCAAGTTCCTGCGCGGGCTCGGGCTGCGGGTGGTCGAGACGCCCAGCGGCGCGCCGCGGGTGCTGTGCTCGAACGTCGAGGCGGTGCTCGGCGGCCTGCCGCCGGCCGACCCGAAGCCGGCCGACCCGAAGCGCCCGGCAGCGTCGAACGATGCGCAGCCGGATCGCGCGGCGCTGGTCGCGCACCTGAGCAAGGGCCGCCGGCGCGTGGCTGCCTGACATGGCCCGCCCACGCAAGCACAACCCGCTCGGCCTGCCGGCCCGGGTCTACGCCCACCACGGGGCGTTCTACTACGTCCACAAGTCCGGCGAGTGGGAACACCTCGGCACCGATGTCGAGGAAGCCAAGCGCAGGGCCAAGGTCTACAACGACCCGGGCAGCAGCTTCGGCACGATGTCCTACTACCTCGACCTGTTCCTCGCGCACTGCGACAAGCGCGTCGCCGCGAAGGGACTGGCCGAGCGCACGCGCGACGACTACAAGCGCGACAGCGAGCCGCTGAAGAAGTATTTCGGCAAGCTCACGCCGGCCCAGGTGACGAGCAAGGCGGTGCAGGACTACCTCGACCTGGGCGCCGAGCTCAATCGCGCCGTGCGGGCCAACCGCGAGCGGGCCTGCCTGTCGGCGTGCCTGTCGTGGCTGATCCGCACCGACGAGAACTGCGGCATCAAGGTCAACCCCTGCATGCGGCAGTCCGGCGTCAAGCGCAACCGCGAGACGAAGCGCGAGGTGTACGTCGAGGATGCCTGGTACCGGGCCGTCTACGACGCATCGCCTAAGTCGGTGCGCGGCATGATGGCGCTGGTCTACCGCACGTTGCAGCGCCCCGATGACATCCTCGGCTGGGGCCCGTGGAACATCGTCCACAAGGACGGCCAGCGCGTGCTGCGCAACGACCAGGGCAAGACCGGCACGGTCGTCGACATCGCGATCGACGCCGGCCTCGACGCCGTGATCCGCGAGCTGCAGGGCGAGGTGCCCAGCATCAGCCAGCCGTGGCTGCACACCCTGAAGGGCGAGGCGTACACCTACGACGGCCTGTGCGCCATCTTCCGGCGCGTGCAAGCCAAGGTGCGCAAGGACATCCCCGGCATGCCGACCTGGGGCTTCTACGACCTGAAGGGCAAGGGAGCCACGGACCTGGTCTACCGCGAAGGCAGACCGCTCGAGCTCGTGCAGTTGCTGTGCGGGCACAAAGACAAGACGACCACCGAGATCTACGTCAAAGCCCGGTGGCGTGAGACGGCTGTGTCGAACAGCCGCCAGATTGGGGCCTGACCACGCCATGTTCTTCCCCATCGGCCCCCTCCCCGCGATGCCCATTCAGGCGCCTGCGGACACCCAGGCTGCCAATGACCCGCAATACGTGGCGGCCGAGCCTTCCGCTACTTGAGCGACGAGTATGGACAGCCCAATTCGCATCATCGTGCCGGTCAGCGGCGGCAAGGACAGCCAAGCCTGCCTGAAGCTGGCGCTGGAGAACTACCCGGCATCCCAGGTGCGCGGCCTGTTCTGCGACACGCTCAACGAGCACCCGCTGACCTATGCCCACATCGACAAGATGCGCGAGCTGTACGGCGTCCGCATCGACCGCGTGAACAACGGGTCCGTCGAGTGGCAGTGCTACAAGCACGAGCGCCTGCCCAGCGGCACAGCCCGGTTCTGCACCGAGGAACTGAAGATCTGGCCGGCGAAGTGGTACTACAGGGCGCTGGCCGAAGAACAGGGCGGCTTTGAAGTCTGGTACGGCATGCGCGAGGGCGAGAGCCGCGACCGTGCCGAACGCTACGCCGCCATGGTCAATGACGAGCTGTACGAGCCGCACGAGGTGCTGAAGAAGTACCCGCAGTACCTCGGCGCCATGGGCGTGCGCTTCCGCCTCGCCGTGCTGGATTGGTCAGAGGACGAGGTGAAGCGCTTCGTCGGCCTGGAGAACCTGAACCCGCTCTACCTGGAGCGGGACGGCGAGCCGGGCTTCGATCGCGTGGGCTGCTTCCCCTGCGAGGCGTCAGGCGATGCGCCGCGCGCCAAGGCGTACCAGTTCGATGACTTCGGGCGCCAGCAGTACCGGAAGTTCATCCGCATCGCGGCCGACCTTGGCAAGCCCTTCTTCAACAGCAAGCACGGCGAGGCCAAGCACGGCGGCGCCTGCGCGCTGCACTGCGGCATCTGAGCCGCTTCCCATCCCCTGGAACTGAGTATCACCATGAACAACGACCAGATGCGCGAAGCCTTCGAGGTCCACGCTGAGAAGCGCGGCCTTCCGCTGGACGAGACGCTTTCCGGCGCGCCCGGCGCGGGACCGCAATTCGTCTACATCGAGACCCACGAAGCGTGGGAGGCATGGCAAGCCGCGCTCAAGCACACCGGCGAGACGCAGACGGCGTCCTGGACCGCGCCACCACAGTCCGCCCGCCCGATGCGACCGACCGAGCACCTGCGGTTCCTGGAGCGCCAGGAGGATCAGGGCGACGGCACGGCCCGCAGGGTGCGTGTGCTGCAGCAGTCATGGGCGCCTCTCCACGGTGGCGGCCCATGCGAATGGCGGGATGTGCCGATGGCCACCGCCTAACTTTCGATCCCCGGAAGATGCACATGCTGACTGCCTTTCAGATCCGCCAGCTCATGCACCAGACGTTCCAGCGGCAGGCGCTGATCCTCGTCCCTGAGTGCAACTGGACCGGCCACGAGTGCGACCTGCTGGTCGTCCACAAGTCCATGCGCATCATCGATGTCGAGATCAAGATCAGCCGCGCCGACTTCAAGCGCGACGCCGCGAAGGACAAGTGGTGGCACCGGATCCCGGTCGAAGAGGCCCGCGCGCGCGGCCTGGACTGGTGGACCCATCGCGAGCACGACGACTGGCCCCGCAAGGTCTGGAAGCACTACTTCGCCATGCCGCGCGAGATCTGGAAGCCCGAGCTGGTCGAGTTCCTGCCGTCGCCGATGTCGGGCGTGATCCTGCTCGACGGCCGCGGCCCCTTCGTCGAGCGCATGGCGAAGCCCTGCAAGGACGCCCAGCCCATCGCCGCGAAAGACGCCATCGACATCGCCCGCCTCGCCAACCTGCGCATGTGGGACGCACTGGTCAATCGCCAGCTGGCCGCCGCCTGAATCCCACCCTTCGAACTCATCCATCATGAAGCAACTCGTCATCTATCACGCGAACTGCACCGATGGCTTCACGGCCGCCTGGTGCTTCCATCACGCCGCGCCCGACACGTTCGACTTTCTGCCGGCCAGCTACGGCCAGGAGCCGCCCGACGTGACTGGCCGCCAGGTCTACGTGGTGGACTTCAGCTATCCCCGCGACAAGCTGCTGGCGATGGCTGAGGTCGCGGCCGGCGTCACGGTGCTGGATCACCACCAGTCGGCCGAGGCGGCGCTGGCCGGCCTGGAGCATCCCCGCCTGCACGTCCACTTCGACATGCAGCGCAGCGGCGCGGGCATGGCCTGGGACTTCCTGTTCCCGAGCCAGCAACGCCCGCGCTTCCTGGGCTTCGTCGAGGATCGCGACCTGTGGCGCTTCAGCTTCGTCGAGACGAAGGCCTCCCACGCCTATCTGGGCAGCATCCCGCACACCTTCGAGAAGTGGGACGAGATCATGCTGGGCAACGTCACCCAGCAGACCATTGCGCTGGCCCAGGGTGAGGCGCTGGTGCGCCTGGTGGAGAAGCAGGTCGCTGACGCCGTGCGCTCCACCCAGCGCCGCATGGTCATCGGTGGCGTCGAGGTGCCGGCCGCCAACGTCCCGGGCTTCCTGGCGAGCGACGCCGGCCATGTGCTCGACGACGGCCAGCCCTTCGCCGCGACCTACTTCGACACCGAGCAGCGGCGCTGCTTCAGCCTTCGCAGCCGGCCGGATGGCGCCGACGTGTCGCTGATCGCCGGCCAGTACGGCGGCGGCGGACACAAGCACGCCGCCGGCTTCTCCGTCCCGCGCGACCACGACCTGGCCCGCGTCTAACTTTTCGATGTACGAAGCCTGAGGAACACCATGGCACTCACAAAGTGGACCCCGACGACCGACCTGATGATGCTGCGCCGCATGGGCAAGCTCCAGGAGGAACTGGCAGAGCTGGCCAACGTGGCCGCGCGCTGCATCATCCAGGGCATTGACGAGGTGGACCCGGGCTCCGGCAAGGTGAACCGTACGCGCCTGGAGAACGAGATTGCCGACGTGCTGGCGCAATGCCGCTGCACCATCGACGCGCTCGGCCTAGACGATGACCACATCGCCGAGCGCACCAGGGAGAAGCGCGAGCAGATGGCGGAGTGGGAAGCGATGTTCCCACCCGCTGGCAGCGAGGAAAAGCCGGTCTTCGTGGTCGATCACGTCGGCAGCAGCTACGGCGACGGCATGGAGCACACCACGGTCATCGTGGGCCACAGCCTGGACCGCCGCGCACTGGCCCGCGGCGCGAAGCTGTACGAGCTGCCGCCCGTCCAATCCCCCGCTTGAAGGCGCAGAAACCCGGCAAAAACTAGACCGCCTCCCCTCTGAACACGCGGCCAATCGGCCGCGTTTTTCGGCCCATAATATTTGCCACGCTCACCCCGGATAGTGAGTATCCACGCGGGTTTCCGGGCAGATCGAACCCGGGACTGTTAATCCCTCGGCGCGAAATTTTCTGGCTGTAGAATCAACAACTTAGAAACGCCAAAACAGCAGAATATTTGCCACTGGCAAATATCAATTCCCCAGTAGCTCAGCGGTAGAGCAGCAGACTGTTAATCTGTTGGTCCGTGGTTCGATCCCACGCTGGGGAGCCAAAGTTGTCGGCGATATGATCGCGGCCCGCCAACTTCAAGGACCACCATGGGCCCGATCCATACCGGCATCTGCGTCGGCATGGCCACGTTCGTCGTGACCACCGCTATCCCTCCGTCTTTGCTGCCGATCGCCGCGGCCTGCGCCGCGGGGTTCCTCGCCTACCGCTACGGGGGCGTCAAGGCATGAAAGTCATCATCGCCGGCGGGCGCGACATCAACGAGTACCAGCACGTTTGCGACGCCATGGAAGCGGCGTTGCTCGTGCTCGACCCACCGACCGAAGTGGTCAGCGGCCAGGCGCCCGGCGTCGACACGCTGGGCGAGCAGTGGGCGGCCGAGCGCGGCATCCCGGTGCGGCCGTTCCCGGCCAACTGGTACCCGGCGCCGGGCCGCCTCGATCGCGCCGCGGGCCCAAAACGGAACCAGCGCATGGCTGAATACGCCGATGCGCTGGTTGCTGTGTGGGACGGCAAGAGCCGCGGCACGGCCGACATGATCCGGCAGGCGACGGCCCGGTTCGGCCCGACCCGGGTGGTCGTCTGGCGCGTCTAGCTGCGCTCGGCGAGCAGCGCGTCCAGCGCCTCGATGTTCATCGTTAGGCGGGCCCGGGCGTCGGCCAGGGCCTGCGCCGGTATGTCGGTTCGGCCGGCGACCATCGCCTCATGAACCAAGGGCGCGAGCGCGCCGATCAGGGAACTCGCGTCGTTGATCACGGCAACGACATCCGGCAGGGAGACCTTCACTTCTTTCCTTCTTGCGCTTTGCGCGGTACTGAGGGCGCAACGTTAGCGGGGAATCGTTTCCCGATGTATCCGTTCTTCGTGAAGTACGGCGCGGTTCGAGTCACTTGATCGGGTTCGCCCGCGCCAGCAAAGCGGTCTTCTCGGCGCTGCCCCGCGTGGACCCGAAGTAGTACGCGAGCACCTGTTCCGCCTTGGCCGAGAGGTAGCCCACCAGCGTGCCGGCGAGCGCGCTGTCCACGTTGGCGAAGCCGAGCAGCGTCGAGCCCACCAGCGCCAGGAACCCGCCCACCACGGCGTAGGCCAACACCTTGTTGGTGTTGTCCTTCACGGACATCTCGCGCTGACGCGCGCTGTCCCGGTCCCGCATGTCGAGTTCCGCGAACTTGAACCCGAGTTCACGCTCCTGCTGCACGAGCGTCTGCTCGGCCAGCTTGAGCTGCGTGATCTGCTCGCCGGTCAACTGTCCGGCGGTCAGCGCCTCGGTAACCTTGTCCTTGGTCGCGTCGGTCCACCCGAACGCGGACCCCACGGCCTGCACGGCCACGCCGGCCAAGGGGCCACCTAGGGCGGTTGCCACCGTCGGGGCGATGGTCTTCAGCCAGGTCAGGTCCATGTCAGGCCTCCAGCAGGTTCAAAGCGATGCGGCGGGCCCAGCCGCGGCCGTAGCTCGGCCAGGCACGGGCTTCGGTGACGTGGAGCAGTCGGGCGCCGTTGAACCGCGCCACGAGCCGCAGGGCCGGCATGCTCTGCACGGCTTGCAGGGTCCGCGGGCCGAGCACCCCGTCTTCGGTTTGGCCGGCCGCCTTCTGCAGCGCGCGGACGGCGGCCTTCACGCCGCTGTTCACGGCCATGTCGAACAGGTCGAAGCGCATGGCGTCCGGCACACAGTCGCACCCGGCCGGGCCCCAGTAGTCGCGCCGGTACAGTTCGCGGGCGCGCTCGATCGTCAGGTGCTCGATGTCCTCGCCGGGGTAGGCCGCCGCGCTGATGCCGTACTTCGTGCCCTTGCAGGTGCCGAGCCCCACCTCGCCGCCCGTCCAGTTGCCACTGTCCGTGCGGTCTTGGGTGAAGCCGCCCTCGTGGCCGCGTAGACGCTCGAACGCTTGGTCGAAGTCCATCATTTCACCTCGTAGCTGCCGACGAAGTAGTAGGCGCGATTCGCCGTGTCGGTCGTGTGGAACGACAGCACGAGCCGGTCATTGGCGACCGAGCCCTCGATCGCGCCGGTGTCCACCGTGGTCGCAGCACCCGTGACGCCCAGCGCGTTGAACACGCCCGCGGCGTCGGTCAACGAGGTGAAGTTCGACGCGATGGGCAGCGAGAGCTCGAGCGTGCAGAAGCCCGTGGCCGTCGGGTCGATCGTGATGCGACCGGCGAAGTGGACGATGTTGCCCACGCGGATGTAGTGCGCCGAGCCCGGCGTCGCGGCTGCGACGTTCGTGCCCAGCGTGGCGGTCGGCGTCCAGCGGCCCGAGACCAGCGTCTCGCGTTCCTCGCTGATCGTGGCTTGGTAGCCCATGACCCACAGCCGGTTCTTGTGCGCGCCGCCACCGGCCGACACGATGCACATCACCAGGCACGGCGGCGCGGTGGTGTTGGGCTTGTACAGCGCCAGGCCTTCGGGCTCGTAGAACGTGCCGTCGGCGGTGGCCTCGGTGATGCCCACGCTGACCGCGTTGTTCGTCTGCTCGAGCCGCCCGTCCAGGCTGTAGCGGTCGATGCGCTTGCCGGTCAGGCCCGAGTTGCCGGACACGATGTAGATGCTCGCGCCGTCGCAGGCGATGCCCTGCAGTGGGCGGAACGCGGCGGCCGTGTCGTCGCTGATGATCGCGCGATCGACGTTGAACTCGTGCAGCCACTTGCTGCTGTAGTCGCCGGCACCGCCGGCGACCAGCGCCGGCAGGTCGAACACGCGAATCCAGAAGTCGCGCGAGCTCTTGCGCCCGATGGCCACGAGGAACCGGCCGCAGTACGACACCGTCGGCATCGTGTTGTTCGTCGTGTAGGCGAACTCGCTGCCGAACAGCGTGTAGACCGCGATGTTCGAGATGTCGGCCGCGTTGCCGGCGTAGTTGAAGCGGATGGCTTGGCGCCCGCCCAGCGGGTAGTTCGTCGCGTCGTAGCGCACCGAGCCCCAGAGCTTGACCGTGCCGTCGGCCAGGTACTCCAGGCCGATGCCTTGGTGGCCGAGCTGCGCGTTGGCGTTCGACACGCCCGAGGCCGCGCGTGCAGCGGTGCCGCCGGCCATCAGGTATTCGCTGATGTAGCTCACCTCGGGGGTGCCGTCCACATGCAGCGTGTAGATCTTCCCCGCCTTCTCGTCGAAGGCGAACCCTTGCAGGCCCAGCACCTGGGTCAGCAGGTGGTTGCGATTGGCGAGGCCCGCCGAGCAGTCGCGCAGAATGTTGATCGGCGACGACAGCGGCGGCTTCTTGCCGGCACCGGCATACCAGCTATAGGCATCGGCCACGCCGCCGATCGTCGTGGACTGCGCCAGGACGAAGCGGCCGTTGGTGTACGCGTTCTTGGCCGGGTAGGCGCTGAGCTCGAACGAACGACCGCGCAGGTCGATCGTGCGGCCGGTGACGGCCGCCTCGAACGCCGCGAAGGCGGCGCTGTCGTCGGTCGTGCCGTCGCCGGCGGCGAGATAGGGGTCGTCGCTTGGGTGGGTGTCGAAGCGCAGCACGCTGTGCGCGCCGGCCAGCATCGAGTAGGGAACCTTGGTCGTCATGGTGTCTTGCCTATCAGGTGCTCGGCCGCCCAGGCGATGACGCCGCCCGCCGTGGCCGACGCGCCGCCGATTGCCATCAGGACACGCCAGCCGCCACGGGCCTCGGTGAGCTGGTCGCGCATCGCGTGGATCGTCGCGACCAGTTCTTTCATTCCGGTTTTCAGTTCGCCGATCTCGCGGCCCATGCCTTCGACCGTGCGCTCAAGCGCGGCGATGTCGATGCGCGCCTGCGTGAGGGCTTCGGATTGGTGGAGGATGTCGGGCGGCATCACAGGCTCGACGTGATGTGAGTCGTGATGCCCGCGAACGCTGTGTACTTGGTGACAGCGCCCCATGTGTTGCCGCCGCCGCTGTACAACGCGCCCATGGCGCCGAATTGGTCGCCGACGTAGATGCCGACATCCGTGCCGGCACCGCTGAAGGTGCAGTCCTTGATGGTGTAGCGGCACATGCGACCGAACAGCGCTCCGTTGGCGCCGGCCGCAGGAAAGACACAGGACAGAGCCGTCACCACACCGTCATAGCAAAGCGCCGCCCTGCCGCCGCTCACCGTTAGGTTCTGCAATTCCAGCAACCCACCCCAGACGGCTACTTTGTTGGTCGAGCAGTCCAGCACCGTGCGCAGGTTGATCGCGGTCGCCGCGCCGCCGTGCTTTTCCCACGGCAGCAGCACGATCCGGCCCGACCAGATTTCAAAGCTGGCCGGCGGGCTGTAGGTGCGGGGCGCGCCGTCAGGACCGGAGGCCAAGTAGATGGACGTGGAGCCCGCGCCGTTCGTGCGGCGGATCGCCTCGCCAAGCGTGGCCAGCGCGCGGTTGCTGCTGTACCCCTCGTTGAAGTCCGACCCGGCGGCCGGGTCCACGTAGATCGAAACCGTGCCGGTCGGGCCGTAGTTGACAGGGTTACCGGCCAAGAACCCGAAGCGCTGAACCTTGCCCAGCCAGCTCGCGAGGTTCGCCATGGCGCCGCCATAGTCCTGCTCGGTCTGGTTCTGCTCGAGCACCAGCGTCGACCCAGTATTGGCGCAGGAGATGGCCGTGTTGGCGTTGGTGTTGCCGATCCGCACATGGCGCAGCGTGACCGTGCAGCGCCGGTTCTGCATCGCGATGATGCCGTTCTGCTGAGACTCGATCCGCCCGCCGCTGATGAGGATGTCGGCCTTCTTGTTGCTCGCCGTGCCCAGCGCTTGGACAACGTAGGTGCATTGCTCGAAGTAGCTCGATTCAAAGCGCACGCTGTCGATGTTGTTGTCGGTGTCGATCAGCACCGCCGGCGCGAGGTTCGCCAGCGTGAAGTGAGCCCCGTAGCAGGCGAGGCTCGCATTGTCGTAGAGCAGGCCGCCCGCATAGGTTTGCGAGGCGTGGTTGCAGTTGGAGATCCACGACTCATAGCCGGCGTATTTCCAGCCGACCGCGCCGCCCGCGAAGAAGCAGTTGCTGATGGTCGAGTTGTCCAGCGACGCTTTGAACGTACCGGTGTCGTTCACCATGTCGAGGCAGGTGTCGGACGGGTTGCGGAACTCGCAGTTCAGGAAATGCACCGCCTTGGCGGCGATGGTTGAGTCGGCCACTTTGTCATCACTGCCGCCCACCCAGACGCAGCGCAGGAAGCGCGTGGTGAAGTCCGTCGCGGCCTCAAATACCAGACCGTCGAACGACATTTCATTGCTGAACCGCGCGTCGATCATCGGCGCCGACAGGGGCGTCGAGATGGCGCTGCGCAGTACGGCGCCGCGGCCGAAGAAATGGATGAAGCCGCGGTAGGTGCAGTCGATGGTGCCGGTGATCTTGTACTCGCCGGGCGGGAAGTAGATCATTACGCGCGCCAGGGTCGAGCCCTTGAGCGTGCCGCGCGAATATATGTCGTGCTGCGGGTATGCGGCATACCGCTGCGTGTAGTGGTCGATCGCCGCCTGAATCGCCGCCGTACTGTCGGATACGCCGCTCGGGTCCGCGCCGAAGGTAGTCACGCTCGCAAGGTGGAGTCTCGCACCCGCCAGTTCGGCTAGGGCTGCCTCGGCATCGGTCGCCGTGAACAGGCCGGCGGCGTCGAGCACGCTGACACTACCGGCCTGGGTCGTGCCCTGCGGTAGCGCCTGGCCCCAGCGCACAAAGACGTTGTCGGTGCCGGACGGTGGCGCGCTCGTGAAAGTCAGCGTCGTGCCGCTCAACGTGAAGTCGACCGCGGGCGTCTGCGTCACGCCGCCGATCGCGATGTCCAGATTGTTGATGTTGCCCGGGTCGCTCGACAGCATGAACGCCGTGGTCACGCCGTCACCGTCGAACGTCTGCGACTGCCAGGCCGCGAAGGCGACCACGGTGGCGAAGTCGGTGATGTCGCGGTTGACTAGCCCGGTCGCCGTGTCGTTCCAACCGATGATCTTCTGCGCCGACGGCACCGGCAACGTCACGTCGACATCGTCCGGCGTGGACACGGCCACGCGCAGCGCGCGGCTCACCTTCTCGCTGACTTGCTTGACCAGCATCACCGTGCGGTCGAGCGCGTCCTCAATCACCTGCGGGTAGAAGCCCCCGGCGTTGGTGATGTCGGTCTCTTGGGTGTAGTCGAGATTGCTGGCGATCGTCAGCGTCTCACCGACGGGCAGTTCGTCGCCGCTGATCGGGTAGGTGACGCTGCCGCCGGGGTCGGCGTTCTGGTCCGCGTTCAGCGTGAC